TTGAATATCATGTGGACATGGCTCGTTGGATGGGGTATGGTAAAACGTTTCAAGATTTTAAGATCAATGTTCATATCGCTGGCCGACAAGGCCCATCCGGTATCCGTAGTGCTTTGGCACGGATGAGCCCAGAGGCGCGAAACTGTCTTACTATCGAAAACGATGAGATGACATGGGGTATTGAACACAGCATCGAATTGGTCAAAGACTGTGCATTGGTCTTAGACATTCATCATCACTGGATTAAAACTGGAGAATATATTGACCCGAATGACGACCGTGTTAAGCGGATTATTGATAGTTGGCGTGGTGTGCGCCCTGTGTTACATTATAGTGTATCACGGGAAGACTGCCTTGATGCTCATCCCGGACACATCCGTCCCGATCTTTCGACCCTCTTAGAATCCGGACATAAGAAAGCAAAACTCAGAGCTCATTCAAACTTCTACTGGAATACAGCAGTGAATGAATGGGCACTGAGCTTTAGAGACCATTTCGACATCATGTGCGAAAGCAAGGCCAAAAACTTGGCCTCATTTGCTCTACACGATCAAGACAAAACTGTTAAACAGGTTTTGGCTTGCGAGGAGCCTTTGGCGCTGGTGCTTTCTTAACTGGTGCTTTCTTAACTGGTGCTTTCTTGGCAGGTGCCTGCTTAGCCTTAGCTACCGCTACTGCTTTGTTTTGGGCAGTGACTTCTGCTGCTGGTGTAGTTTCAACTACCAATGGAATTGGTGTAACGGCGGCTGGCTCAGGTACCTTGTAAGGTGCTGATTCTACTGCCGGGGCTACTTCAGCTGGCTTGACTCCGAACATTTTTTTCAATAATCCTAGCATATTAAAAATCTCCTTGTAGGTTATTTAGCGGTAAATACAAGCATGGCATACAATTTTATACAAAAATTCATAGTTGAAGGTCGCAAGGACAAACTAATCCAGCTGACTCTGCCCTATGCCGATGATGAGCTTGCGCCAGTAAAAAGCAAAGCGACTATAGATTATCACTACGGAACACTCTACAAAGCCTATGTTGATCGATATAACAAAGGAGAAGGTGATGATGATTTCAACGAAGCTGGGGCTTTTTTACATAATATCTACTTTGGTCAATTAAAATCACCCGAAGGTTCTAATAGACCCTATGATGCTATTTTACAGTTTATAGAAAAACATTTCAAAACTTTTGATTTATTCAAAAGTGAGTTTGAAAAGCAAGCTATGAAGATACAGGGCAGCGGATGGGTGTATTTGGCTAAAGACGGTGAAATTAAAACCATTGTTAATCACGAAGTTAGGAACGATATTGTACTATTGATAGATTGGTGGGAACACGCTTGGGCGTTGGACTATCAGGCAGATAAAAAAAGCTATCTATCCAACGCATGGAAGATAATCGATTGGAGGATAATAAATGGCGTACTCGGACAAAGTAATTGACCATTACGAAAATCCACGCAATGTAGGGTCGTTTGCTAAAGATGACCCAACAGTAGGCACAGGTATGGTAGGTGCTCCAGCGTGTGGTGATGTAATGAAACTACAGATAAAGGTAGACGATGATACAGGTATTATTACAGATGCAAAATTTAAAACGTATGGCTGCGGATCGGCTATCGCGAGCTCGAGCCTCGTTACAGAGTGGCTCAAAGGAAAAACCCTCGACGAAGCAGGAACAATCAAAAACTCCAAAATCGCCGAAGAGTTAGCCCTACCCCCAGTTAAGATACATTGTTCAATTCTAGCAGAAGATGCTATCACCGCAGCCGTAAATGATTATCGTAACCGACACAGCAGCTAAGAAAGTTAAGCAAAATTTAGAGCGCCGCGGTAAAGGTGTGGGCATTCGATTGGGTGTAAAAACTACAGGATGCAGCGGATTAGCCTATACTATAGAATACGTTGACGAGTACACCACCGAAGAGGGAGTTACTAATTTTGCTCAAAAAGACTTTGTGGTATTAGTAGATGCCAAAAGTTTGGCATATCTTAATGGCTTAACAATGGATTGGGTTCGCAATGGACTCAACGAAGGATTCGATTTCGTCAATCCGAATGAACGCGATCGCTGTGGCTGTGGTGAATCATTTAGAATTTAGACACAGGTAAGTCCACACTGGCAGGCATATTCCATATCTGCTTCTGCTCTACTCCTGTTCTTTGAGCAAACCTTTTGGCATCACAATCCCCGCAACAATGAAAAAAATTGTTGCTGAGTCGTTTCTTATCCATGTGTTTGAGATCTCTTTCAAACACCGAATCACAAGCATCACATCTCAGCACTGCTATAGTCTTTTTTCTCTTATATAAATGTTCAACCCCGCATTTACTGAGTCTAGAGTATTGATTTTGTTGAGTTTTGATTGTGAGAAACATCTAGTATTTACATCCGGCTTATAAAACTTTGGGCTAAATATTAGAGCATTTGCTCAATCTAGGATTCCAACCATGGCAAGAAAGACTATTGATATTGGTGTTGTCGGTAATGACGGCACCGGAGACAGTATAAGAGATTCATTCCGTAAAGTCAATGACAACTTTAGAGAACTTTACAGCTCACTAGGGCTCGGCGAAAGATTAAAATTCACCGGGCTTGAAGACGCCCCAGCTACCTATGTAGGGCAAAATGATCCAGCTACTGGAAATACCCCAGTAGTCACTGTGAACAACACTGAGTCAGGGCTGGCATTTAAAAAACTTATCGCTGGTTCTGGTATCAGTATTGATTTTACCACTAACCCCAACGAAATATCTATCAACGCAGACTTTGCTGAAATTGTAGCAGACACTACTCCCCAATTAGGTGGTGACTTATCAATGCGTTCCGGGGGAAATCAATATCGTATATTTGATGCTGGAACTGCAATTACTCCGCTGGAACCTATATTTTCAACAGAATTAGTCAACAAAAACTATGCCGATTCTAAAATTTCCAGAGCGGGGGTTAATGCTATTGATCCTGCCACAGGAACAGTAGACGTTAGTTTCGGACGCATGAGCGGACCGTTGATCTTATCAAGAAGTCCAGAACCAGATGATGACGAGTTGTACGGAGGCTTGATTGCAGCCACAAAACAATACGTAGACAGTTCAGCGTTCGGCAGCAGTGTGAATCTTTATGTAGCACTAAGTGGTGAGGATGATCGTCCTGGTGTGTCACCAGCTCTACAAGGTAGAGCGTTGGCCTATGCCTATCGCACACTTGAAGCGGCGCTGAAACGTGCTGAAGAATTAGTGTTAGATTCACGACCAATTATCGGTCCTTATGAAAAGACCCTAACGTTTAATAATGGTGTATCAGAATGCTCACTGGCTGCTGTGGATACCTCTCCTATATCAGGTACAGGATTTGCAGGAACTGTGCGGATGAGCGTAGACACCGCAACGTTGGTCAGTGTTGGCACAAACTATTATGCTGGAGATATATTACAAATTGCAGGCGGTACAGTAGCATCGGGCGGTAGTGCTTGTTTTATTGAAGTATTATCAACACTAACTACTCCTGGAGCTATTGTAACATTTAGAATTATATCAACTGGGGTGTATTCTGCACTGCCCGGTGCAACCGCTGTGTCGACCACAATCAGCACCAGTGCTGCACCAGTAGGTATTGGTGCGATCGGTGCTGGTGCTACATTCAATCTTACCTACAAGGTCGGTTCAGTTTCTATATCTAACGGAGGCACAGGATACAGTTTGGTGTCTGTGAGAATAACCGGTGGTGGTGGCACAGGAGCATTTGGTACAGCAGTTGTTACCGCAGGTGTTATCACCAGTGTGACTATCACAGATAAAGGAGCGGGCTTCGTCAGCTTACCTACCTTTATAGTTGATCTTCCTAGATTCTTGATATTCACTAATGGTCTGCGCACAGACTTTACCGGTGATGTTTCAACATCAACTCCAGAAGCTATTAGAGGACGAGACATCAGAGAAGGACTGTTCCTACGCGGTAAGACCAGTGGAGCATTGGCACAGATCCTCGACCATTCTGGTGCATTAGATAGCGGTGGAAATGAGATATTCGATGTGGATATCATCTACGGCACGTTTCAAATCGGTGAAAGCATAACCTACGGTGACATCGCAAGAAATATACAGATTAGTATATTAGTAGAAAGCGGCGAATACTATGAAAACTATCCATTAAGAGTTCCGCCTAACGTCAGCGTGGTAGGAGATGAATTCCGCCGAGTGATATTTAGACCTCGACCAGGAACCTCAGCCAGTCCATGGGCTTTCCAAAAGTTCCGCAGAGATAGAACTATCGGTAATCAGGATACCATACGTCAGGTCTACAATGACACAACTGGTAATTGGGGTCCGCAGAATGTGGTCCCTGATCAGTTAACTCTTGCACAGGTAGAGTACGGATATCATTATCTACAAGATATCACAGAACCAGTTTATCCCAAGATACAAAACAAAGGAGCATACGAATCTGCTGCTGATTTAATAAGATTGAATAGAACGTTTCTTCAAGAAGAAATTGTTGCAAGAATAGATTTCAACAAAATCAATAGCGTATCCCCGTTCAGTCCAACTTTCACATACAACAGGAATTTTTATAAACGCAGTATTGGACAATTAGTTGATGATTTAACTTTCGATCTCGACCGTGGCGGATATAATAGAACCATTTCTAATGCGCTGAAATATTATCAAAACGATGTTGGAACACTTGTGATAACCACACAGCTGTCACAGTATCTGGCCGTGATAGATCTGTTCAATACCCTAGTACAGGCCATTATAGATAACACTGCAATCACAGGGTTGAAACAAACTCTGTTTTTCCAAACAATCGATCCTGCATTCCAAGCAGAGGTAGGTTCAGATGCTGTTATAGTGCTGTTGATTGATGCATTTAAAGATGTTATAGACGGATCTGGTTCAGTAAACTATCCTTTAGAAAACGAAGAAATGGATGTGTTCTTGGCCAACGACACTGTGCGTTGGCAGGCTATATCAGCTATAGGACACGGCGGGTTCATGGGAGTATTAGATCCCACAGGTCAGATATTGTCCAGATCACCTTACTTCCAAGAATGTGCTTCGTTCAGCCGCAGCCAAGATCGTCAGGTGTTTGCAGGTGGTATGTTCACTGACGGCTTTTCGGGCAACCTTGAATTCAACGTAGATGCAGTGGTCACTCCCACAAGATTGTCTGTTAGTGATCTTGATAGATTTCCAGAACTTCCAGCATCGTTTATTGTTTTTGACAGTGTATATAGAATTAACTATGTCAGAGACTTTGTCTACGATAAAGACGGCAGTACAGCTACATTTATCTTAGACGAAACAACACCATGGCCATTTACAGTATTCACATTCGACTCTTCTGCTTGCAGCAGAGACACTGGGCTGATCCTAGACGGACTAGGTCGAGACATTGTACTGAATACCAACTACTGGACACGCCAGAACGGAATAACATATAGGCTCAGCCAAAGCGGAGTGGTGTTGCAGAGCCAACGAGCTATTACTATAGAAGCTATCGAGTTTGTGCATGACACAGTTAATGATCTAATCACTGCGTATCCTGACATTCAAGATACTGTGGATCTCAGTAACATATCGATAGCAGATGTTCTTTCACGTGGATTAGCCGCTGTCCCGACACTCAGCTTCACTTTACCTGCCAGTGTATCTGTTGATGTAACCAGCGCATACAATTTGCTATTGAACAATAGAGACTACGCAGTGGCTGAGATACTGGGGTGGATTGCTAATGAAATATCAACTCCTACTGCGCCATTTACATCTCTTGATATTTTTATAGCAGGCGAAATTGAATTCCAGGCTCGACAAGCTGTAGAAGCTGTGATACATGATGTTATCTACGGTGGTAATGTGGCCACACGTACAAGAGCACTGAAATTCTATAACAATCTCACAGGAGCAGTGATCACTGACTCCGGTCTTTCACAGGCTAAAACTGCTGCATGG